ATGTCGGCTTCAACTAGTGCGCCTGTTGCGACATCAAAAACTTGAGCAGTGACATCTAATGATCCTAGCTTATGGTTTACTGTGTATGATGTAGCTGATGTGCCAAGCGTCGTTACTGATTTTCTAACAATTGCATGATAATCTGTTCCATTATTTGTTAATGTCCAGTTATTTGATGTTTCGTTCCATAGAAGCTCTACATCTGCTTCATCTCCACGCTCAACACGAATTCCAGCATCTGTAGTAGGTGTTCCTGTGAAGTTGGTATTAAGGTTTACCTTATTATCTTCAATGTTAATCTGTGTAGTATTTACAGAGTTAACTGTTCCAATAACATTTAGGTTTCCGCCTACCTGTAAGTTACCAACAATTTCAACATCATCTGGTAAACCAACTGTGACAGCTGCATTTGAGCCAGAGTTCGGAGATACATCAATTTGGCCTTCTGTACCAACAATAGTTGCTACATAGTCTCCAGTTGTCTGTGTTGCCAAATCAATGCTAATATTTGCATCGCTAGCATTTGTGAGTCTACCTTGAGCATCGACTGTAAATGTTACTGTCTTTGATGTAGAGCCATATGTTCCTGCAGATACATCTGTGTCTGCTAAATCTATTGTTGTTGTGCCTGTAGAGTCAGAATATGTAGAAACAATTCCTGTTCCACCTGCTACATATGTACCGATAGCATCTTGAATTACCTCAAGAGAACCAGATGTAGATATCCACTCTGTACCGTTCCAGAAGTACATAACGTTGTCTTGTGAGTTATAGTAAATCTGACCAGATACTGGATTTGAAGGGGCTGACCCTAAGTTTTGAATTCTAGCATTGAGTAATTCATTTTTATTAAGATCAATGCTTACTAAATATTTTTTTGCCATTTCTTATCTCCCTTTTAAGACAGGTATGCTGTCCCTGAAAATGGTTGTGCCATTGTCAATGTTAATTTATTGTTATTGTTATAGTCTATACCTGTTTCAAGTATATCCCCTGCGCTTGATTTAATTGTAACGTTTGGATTAAACCCAAGGTTATGATTTACAACCACTGAATATATTCCATCTACTGGTCCAACTATTTGTGCCATTTCCCAGGAATAAGAAAAGTTTTCTGGAGTAGATGCAAGCAATATTACATTTGCTCCCGCCCAACTTGAGTCTTCTGGTTTTGGTCCGTAGAAATCTGATGTGGTACTGTTAAAATAAAAATCTCCAGCGAGACCTAGGTTATTTGATGGGGGCACAGTCCCGCTAAGGATTGTTCGACCTCTTGGACCTTGTGGACCTGGAGAAGATATTATTACCTTGTTTTTAGTTTCTGATACTTTTACTGACTCGGCCATTATATAGTCACCGATCTATTAAGAGTCATAAAACCCTCAAGGAGTTTTATTTTGTTCCCATTAGAATCGATAACCATAACATCGTATGATGACTTAGGATAAAAAAGCTTGTTTGTTTGTGTAGGTGTCATCTTTATATTTAAAACACCTTCTGGACCGTCAATTGTTATACCACCAGACGGGGATGTAAGTGTTACAGCTAGCTTATTGCCACCTTTTGTATCACGAACTTGCATCTTTGCAGATGCACCAGTTAGATCAATGGGCGTAGTTTCATCTTCTTCGGTATAAGTAACCTGAAAGCTGAAAGTAGCATTTTGATCTACTTCAAAGTTTTTTTGTCCTGCCATTTGCCATAGTCTCCTAAATAGGAATACTCCTGTACTAATTTTAGCACAGGAGTATTTCTAATCGACTATATTTAAGCCTTGTTTGTAAAACCGAAGTTTTTGTCGTTCGGATTAAGGGCCTTCAAAATTACTGGCGCTACAGCTGCAATGCCACCCATAATCAGGTCATTTGGATCTGTATTCCCAGTCATGTAAAGAGCAATTGCTGCTGACAAGAATGCTCGCCCGTAAGTTCCTAATGCTGATAGAATCTGTTCCTGCATTGTTACTTTCCCATCTTTGTTTAAATCCGCTTTATCGAATTTAGCCATTTTATCGTCTCCTCGTGGGCGGGTTGCCCATGAATTTTGGTATTACCCAATACTATAATTCTACCACTATGCTGAGATATCCACAAGCTCACAATTTCCATCTGAGCTACAAGCAAGTGTAGCTGAAGGAGATGTTCCATCTTCTGTTTCATAAAAAGATAGATCTTCCCATCTAATGTTAGTTGGCATCTTTGCAACAAGAGCATCATATTCTTCTTTGCTTACCTCTTGGTATGGAGCCTGCTTATATGTATGATCTGAATGCGGAAGGAATGATATTCCAGAAACCTCGTCAAAGTTTTTATAAACCCAAGCTCCAACCTCCATCCATTCATCTTCTTTTACAGAAACTGTAATTGATGGTTTGTGCTCACACCAAGCACGTTGGTATACAAGCCAAATATTAAGGTGATCAATTGCCGTCAAATCGTTTCTTACAATTGCTCCTTCTGGTGCCTTGACTGGAAATGAAAAAACATATGTGTCGTTTGGTTTCATAACATCATCTTCTACTGGAATTCCAACTTCCTTTAAAAATGTAGAGATTGGATCTCCCTTTGAGCCACGAACTGTGCGAATGTAATATGGTGAATGCCATGGGTGCATTCCTGAAGACACTCCTACTAGCTGAGATACTGTTCCAGAAGGCTTTACACATGTAATAGCAGCTGATTCGGGGATTCCAATTTTCCCAGATTCTTCTTGATTAATTTCTCTTGCACGATCACGCATTGACATCAAGAATGCCTCTAATGCAATAATATCTTGCTTGCCAGACATGAACTTGTGTCCAAACTGTCCAGTTAAAGAAACACCTAGCAACCTTTCTTCTTCTGTATTGTCTTTCCAAATTTTGCGAAGGTATTTAAAATCAGTTAGCGTTGACTGCCATGTTCCAAGAATTGTTGCAAGTTCAACTTTACGCTTAATATCTTCTTTTGTATCATTTTCACGTAATACGACTTCTGAAAGATTACAAAACTGGTAAGGACGTAAAATAATTTCTGAGCATGGGTTAGTCCCGTAGTGTATATCTGGATCTCTTCTTCCAAACTTGGCTGCTTGGGCTTGAGCTGCGGCCACATTGTATATACCTCGTTCTCCTGACTTGGAGTCATATAAAGATTTCCATTCTGCAATAAACTGCTCCATCTCTGGTTTGCGTGAGTATGCAACAGAGTTATTTGATAAAGCTCTTTGTGGACTATTTTCCCACCAGTTTCCTGCCTTTGCTTGCGCCATCTCAATATCATTAATGTTAGACAAAGAAATCATTGCTGAGCGTCGAACTCCTCCAACTACAACAACTTCGCCAATCTTGCACATGATGTCATGGCACTCAATTGGCTTTAGGTTTCTTCCTGCTGCATTCTTAAACTTTGCAATAGTAAAATCAAAAAGATTAATAAGTGGTTGTGGTCCAGATGATCTTCCGCCCATTGTCTTTAGACGTGCACCTGCTGGTCTTACCTTAGAAACATCAATTGCTGGAATATGACCAGTCCATAGGAGGGCAAGTAGCTCACGGTATGCCTTTGCCCAACCTTGCTTTGAATCCTCTACAACAATTACTGTATCTGACTTTTCAAGTTTTTCTGGGACGGCAGGAAGCTTATTAATATACTTATACTCAACAGAGAATCCAACTCCAGTTCCACACATCAACACATACATTGTTTCATCAAATGAGCGAGGAGAATCAACTGGTAAAAATGCACAATTGTACCCAGCTACATTATCTCTATCCAATGCTGCTCCAGATGTCATAACTGATCTCATGGATGGCATAACATTTCGTTCAAAAACAAACTCTTTTAATTCCGCAACTAGCTTTTCATTTGGAATGTAATTATGATTTAACTTTAAATGATTAGTCATAAAGTCAAAATATCTATCTACTGTTTCTCCCCATGTTTCTCTACGTCCTTCTGATTCTACCCATTTTGCATATCTGGATAAAGCAATAAAGTTCTCATATGGATTTTCAATAGTTTGTGACATTTATTATACGACCTGTTCTCCGCCTTGCGGTGTAATTTTTTAGATGAAGTCCTAGTGTATCAAACTTTTATTTAATGGTCTAGCGTTAAAAAAACATTTTTAATATATCACATTGTGAGATTTACTTTTGGTTGACTGGCTTGACACGGGTTTGCATTTAATGCTATTCTTATAGTTCGTTATCTCTATAGGAGGAAATGCCAATGGAGAATATAAAACAGCAGTTTAGCGATTTAGTTCGTGACTGGACGATAATAGCAATGGCAACATTGTTTTTATTTTCTGGACCACAAGCAAGTGCTTTGACTGTAGTAGAACCTTTAGTGAAAACTGAAGCCCAATTAAAGCAAGAAGTCTTAGATAGTTTTAGTAAAGAGATTTACAAGCCATCTGAGATGCTTACAGACGAAGAGTTAGTTTTACTACTTGAATCTGTAGGATTCGAAGGGCTAGGCCTTAAAAAAGCTTGGTCAATAGCAAAGCGTGAATCTAATGGAAGACCGCTTGCATATAACGGGAATAGGAATACAGGAGATAGTTCTTACGGACTGTTTCAGATAAACATGATTGGAAATCTTGGTCCCACAAGACTTAAGAAATTTGATCTACAGAGTAACAAGGAGTTATTCGACCCAGTAACAAACGCAGAGATAACGTACTATATGACCGAAGGCGGAAGTGATTGGTCGGCTTGGAAGGGTATGACCCCAAGAGCACAGGAATTTTATTTAAAATTTCCGACAAAGTAAAGGAGATGGGATGAGGATACAATATGTATCAACTTACATCTCCATGTCAAAAGATGGATTGGTTGAAAAGCTTTTATGCCCAGTAGACCAATCTTTCCTTTTTTGTAATCAAGATTTAGAAGATAACATATTCCTATACTGCCTTGAATGCAGTTATAAAAAAGATTTGGGCGTAGCGACTTACGCAAAGCTTGCTTTAGCAGTAGAAGCACAAAATGTGCGATAACGAAAATGCGGTTCAAAATGAATCAGAGCCAATTAGGGTTACTGATGCAATGGGTAGAGAGATGTTTTGGTTAGATGCAGGAAGACCAGACTAAAGAAGACCAGGTAGAAAACAACTTGGAAGATAATTTGCCTATGGTAAATTATATTATGATGCACAGAGTGTACGACATGCTAACGCTTATAGCCAATAAGGTAGTTGGCAACGAAGACACTCAAAAAATGATAGACTATCATGATCAGGGGTATTTATTAGGACCTGCCCCTTCATTTCAACCTAGTGAGGAATAAATATGGAAAAAGAAAAAGTAGTACTACTAATGCTAGAAAAATTGAACAACGATACACGATTTGCTGGAGTTTCTAGCGGTGCAGATATTGCAGATGTAGAACAGCAGATTATCAAGAACCAGCCATTCTTGCAATGGCAAATGGGAAACATGTACGACCTTCTTCTTGAAAAAGGCGTAATTAAACCTTGACATTGTATTTATAATACCTTATACTTTTAAGGTGTTGGTCGAGTTTTGCTCCCAGTACATAAAGCCCTATTCGGATCCGCCTCTGAATGGGGCTTTATTATTTAGGTGGTATAATTATAATACTATGACAAGAGACCATTTTGCAAAGGCAAATAGGAATTCTAGATATCAAAGTAGCTTCTATAAAAACAGCGAATCTAGAGAGGCTAAGGCTGAGCAAAATATAGAAAATTTTTTATCTAAAATGATAAATAAGACTAAAAGAATATTTGGTAGAAAATAATGTTTACGGATAACGAAAATTTTGAGCAAATAGCAGATCAAGTTTGGGTCTGGAGAAACTTTGTAACCGAAGAAGAAAATGAGTTAATAACTTCTTTGATGAGAGAGCACGAATCACGATTTGACGACAAAGACGAAGCATTTAAATTTGAAGATCAGGCCATCGATTGGTACAAAGACAAGACTGGCCCACTAATGATTGAGCTAAAGCCAATCTGGGACAGAATATCAGCATCTCTATATCCTGAGCACTATATCCATCCACAGCTATTCGTTAACGTAATGCGTCCAGGCGATGAGGGAATGTTCGTACACGCAGACAGCCCAGGGATGAACATGGAGCACCAGTTAACTCAGCTAGACAGATGGAAGACTTGCTGCAGATTAAGCCATGGAATAGTAACATACTTTGGCGACTATACAGATGGACAGATCTTTTATCCTAACATTGAAAAAGACGGTACTGTAAAAGAAAGACCTGGAGACCCATTTGATTGCCTAGAAGTAGATGTCAGACCTAGAGATCTTGCAATACATGGAGCAGTTCATCCATGGGAGCACGGTGTAAGAAAGATTACATCTGGAACAAGATATGCTTATTCAAACTTCTGCATGGAAAAAGAGCATGCTCCAGGAACATATGAATTATTTGATCCGAACAAGCATCCACACATGACTGATAGAGCAGAGATTATAGAATGGGTTGAAAAGGTTCATCCTGAAACAACATTCTGTAAGAAGAAGTGTATCTGCGGTCAATCAGGAGATCTTCCTTATTGTGACAACACACACAAGATTATTAATAAGAAGAAACAAGAAGAGGGCAATTCGGACATTTAGTGCGAAAAGTGCAAAAGTGAAAAAATTGAAGTGCGGCGGCGGAAGAAGAGCCTATTTTAATCCCATGGATCATTCTTAGCAAACTCTGCTATATATCGATCATCTGAGCTATATTCATATATTAGATTCATTAGTAATAAACAGTCAGAATGGGATTCTAAGTACCATATGTCACATACCCCTGAACTTGCATTCATACAAGTCTCTAATCGCCTCTTAAGACCTTCTGAGACCCATTCTAGCAAACACTCTGCAATGAATCTGTCAGCTTGGTAGTAGTTGCATTCCTCATATCGACGATTTTGCAGATATTTAGCTAGTTCGTCTCTTTTGTCCGAATTGTAAATGTTGTACCCAATCTACGATAGCCAGAGTATTGACCTAGTATGTTTCTTGATCGATATCTTCATTTAGGTCGAAATCAAAGATTTCTACTTGTCCCGCCCAATTTAAAAATTTAGACAATGCAACTCCTGAAAGGATTGCTATCGCAATTAGCATAATTAGAGCTAAGATTTTTTTCATTTTTCTCCTTTGTAGGGATACTGGGATTTGAACCCAGAGTCGATTGTATATAAGACAATTGCTTTAACCAGATTAAGCTATATCCCCTAGAACATATATATCTGCATTAATATGCCACATATATGAACTAGGATAGCTACGATGCCGATCCAAAGTATTGTCTTCATTTCCCGCCTTTAATTAATTTCTGAATGCACTCTACACAAAAATTCTCAAGAACTCCTTTAGAGTTAAGTCTTTCTACATATTTTTGATTATCACAAAAGTTACATTTCATATTATTATTATACCATAATCTTAGTCAACTAGAATATTACCTAACTATGAATTTCTTACTTAGGTTTCCTAGGCTTGCAATTTCTTCAACTGAAGTATAAATATTAGCCTGATGCGAATAGGTTGCAAAACATTCTTTTCTAGATATATCACGTTTTTCATTTATTTGATCTTGAGTCATAAATTCTGTTTCTTTCTTGTACCAATTAGGCATAGGTGATTCAACATACATTCTTATAAATACCTTTTCGCCATTCTTAGTTCCATATACACCATGATAGTGTAATGAAGAGAAGAACATTGCATCTCCCGCTTCTGGGAAATACTCTACTGGCTTATCTATTTCATAATATTCTACGCCATTATCTGTAAACTTTCTTTCTGCCGTTTCCATGTCTATAAATGCTAATCCGCCACCTTCAAAGTCATCGTATGGATATACGTTTAATGTAAATGCATGTGGAGAAGATCCCCAAAATGGAGTTCTGTCTACGTGATATCCATTAATAAATCCATCATCTCCAAAGCTATCTGAATAGTCTACAAGAAGTATATCTGCAGATCCCCATCCACCTGAATTTACTGCTTCTTCATGTGTTGCTGGTATATTATAGTTTGGTTCTACATCCAAAGACTTTAGGTAATCCATATCAAGATAATTGTCTTTGTAGTAGTTAATGCATTGAGTATATATACTAGCGAGCTCTTTGATAATCTCTCCAGGCTCGTTATCCAAGTCTCTAGTTTCATATGGATCTAGTGTAGACTTATATCCTGAGATTCCCCAGTCCATCCAGTCTGTAAACAACTCATGCTTGTCTACTTGAGATCTCTTTATGATGTCGTATGTTCTTTTGGGATCTTTGAGTACATTCTTGAATACAAGAACACCCTTAGTTAATTCGAATGAATCAAACACCTTTAATCACACAGACTATTTGATTGTTATCTCCACCGTTGCCTATTTCTTCTTTTGAATTGAATACTCTGCACTGCCAGCCAAACTGCTCAAATCCTTCTTTTTCTTTTTCTTTTAGGAAAGCTTCAAATTCTGATTCAGACATGGATTTTTGCATATTTCTGTATTCTTCTTTAAATGTTGCAGTTAAAAATTGACGAACATAAAACTTGTTCCCAGTCACTGGAGTTACTGCATGGAAAACATCTGTTCTAAATAGAAGTCCATCCCCAGCTTCCATTTTGTATCTTACTGGTTCATCAATCATTAGACATTCTTTCTCAACCCCATTAGCATCTGTGTATGTTGACTTTTCTGCATCTTCAGTATTGATAATTAATATTTCGCCACCCTCGTAATCGTCATTTGTGTAGATATTGAAATTGAATATATGTGGAGTTCCGCCGAACCAAGGTCTGCGATCCTGATGATATTCCATTGATAGATGTAGTGACTCGTCAGTGTTTTCGGACTCAAGTATAACGACATCTGCAGAACAATATGTTGGATGTCTTCTTGCTTCACTCATTGAAGTTGGAATATTTGGATCTTCGCCAATTAGCTCAAAATATTTTTGATTAAAATAGTTTTCTTTGTATATCTTGATAGCTTCCCAGAATACATCTAGAAATTCTTTTAAGTGCTCAGCACCCTCTGAAGTATCATTTACATATTCAGGGTTCTCATATGGATAGGCTTTTGAATATTGACCCCATGGTCTCCAGTCCTGCCAGTCCCCAAACCATTTGTCTTTATTAGTTTTTGATCGAATTACAAAGTCTTGAGTTGCAGCTGCGTCTTTCAGTACATTCTTAAAAAGAATTACGTCTTTAGTTAAAAGTTTATGTTCCATATTGCTCCTAAGCCTAGAATACAATTATATCATCCAGATATCCTAGTTGACTGTAATTTCATATATAGTAGAATGTTAATAAAATATTTTTTTGGGTTCTATCACTTGATCTTAGGTCTTAGGTCTTACTATATATTTAATATTTATTATTTATTGATTTACTGACCC